TGGTGATGGTCATTCCGACTGCCATTTGTCAAAACCATGCTTAACAGCAACCCGGACGTACTGCTCGCCGCGCACTTGCGCAACTTCGATCTTGCCACCGGGTGCCTGCTCATACATCTTACTGGCTGCGATCTTCGCGCCAGTAAGCGTTTTCGCGGTAGTGCCTTGCCAATATTGATCTGAGCCGCCGCATACGACGAATTGATTCTCGGCATGGTTGATGTGAGACATAATGTACTCCTAGTGGTTGGTGGGTGAATCATTGGAGCCGCCTGTCACGCGGCTCGGGTGATTAACCATCAGATCGGGCAGTAGGTCGGGCTGCCTGCGCCTTGGTACGCTTCGATCACTGACTGGTCGGTGCCCCAGACGCGCATATCAAATTCGCGATAGGACTTGCGAACCCGCATAGCGAACCGCTCGGCCCGGCCTTCGTCGCGGAAGATTGCCGGGTGATAAATGCGTTGGAACATATCTTCAAAGGGTGGGCGAACCAGTGCAACTACTTGGAAACCATTCTCGCGGGGTGCTACTCCAATGTGTGTCATGTTGTCTCTCCTGTGGGTGAATCATTGGAGCCGCCTGTCACGCGGCTCGGGTGATTAACCGAAGAACTTGTTCGAACAGGATGGTCAACGCGTGTGGTTGATCGGATGGTCAGTGACTTGATCCTGTTGCCCTCGCACTCGTCCGGTATGGCTGGAGTCCCGGAGTCCTAGCGGTGCGGTCGCGTTGTTCTGCTTCCGTGATGTGAATACTAGACCTGTCATTTGGTATCTACAAGCGTTTGCTTGTAATTATTTGATATTTGGCACGTGATTATTTTTATGGGGGCCACAAGAAAACTTATGACCCCCGGAAACGCTGGGGTCGCGAGGGTTTAGAGGATTGGACTGTCGTCGATGCCAAGGGCGACCTCTTCGGGCACCGTGGGCGTGTGGGTGCCTGCGCAGACCGATGCCGCCTGTTCTGCCGTCTGGACCAGGGCCACATCTATATGTAATAGGCGCGCCTCGGCTCTCAGGAGGTCATAGTGCCTGTCTGCCATATCCGCATCGGCATCGCCAAGGGGTGCGAGGATCAGGACAAAGGTGCGGCCCCCAACCGGAGGCAGCAGGCTGCGGGCGATGGACAGTGCCCAGAGTCTCGCGCGTGCATTGTGTATGAGGGTGGCGGTCGATGTGTACAGGCCCAGGGCAGCGACGACGGCATCAGATACCCGGTCCACACGGTAGACGCGGCCATCGTGGCTGAGTCGGGCCTGGTGCTCGCCGACCGGCGGCAGGCATGAGGCGAACTGGGCCTCCCACTCGGCGGCCAGGTGCGCGGCTGCGGTCCTGTTCGGGTCTGGCGGCGTGGCCGGGGCGTCGACCATCGGGCCGCGCGCGAAGGCCAGCCACTCGTACCGCACACCCAAGAAGGCGCAGGCAGCGTTGAGGTGCTTGAGGTTAGGGGATGCTGTTGCGCCGCTCGCCCATTGCTGGATGGACTGGACCGAGATGCCAATACCCCGGGCAAGCTCGGACTGGTTGCTGTTTCGATGCTGGATGGCCCACTTGAGGCGCTCCGCAAAATTGGTGTCTAGTCTCATGTTGGGTACCACGTTGTATGTGTGCGGGGAAAATTCCCTACCACTAAAGTAATACACGATCGTGCTAAATACAAGGTTTCCCTTGTACTAGCGAGGCATTCGGTTGCTTTTGTCCCTGATCGGCGTATGCTAAAAGCCCGCTTGTATATGCAAGCGCGTGACTGTATTCACCAATCAGAGGAAAACAAATGCGAATCAATAACAACTCCGGCATCGGGCGTGCGATCACCGCAGCCGGGGGCCAAGTCCCCTTGGCCAAACAGCTTGGAATAACACAGCAGGCCGTGCAGCAGTGGTATAGCCAGGGGTTTGTGCCTGCGTCCCGAGCCAAGCAGGTGGCCACCCTGACCGGGGTGCCCTTGTCGGCCCTGTTATCGCTGGCGGCGCTGCAGCAGATACGCGACCTGTCCGCTGCTCTCTAGGAGCGGCACATGGACATCACACTATTACAAGCGCGGCAGGGTCGCGCGATGTGCAAGCGTTGGCTTGCAGATGGCAAGATCGCCGGGTACGACCGGGCGCGCCACCTGTACGTCAAGACCGAGACGGTCGACAACACACTGTCCGCGCTGTCTGCGGTGCTGTCGCGGATCGAGAAGAACCCAGCAGTGTGTGTCGTTCGCGGGCGCTTTCGTGGTCACGATCACGCTGTCTCGTTGGACACGCTGCCGGATTTAGAGACAGGCGAGCCGATCAAGGTCGTTGAGCCCACAGCAAAAGGGCCTGCATACCTGCGGCGGGGCGAGTGTTTTGAGGATGTGCCGGTGCAGTGGTTATGCCACGATATCGACAAGTACAAGCCTGATGGCATCGACCCGGTTGCTGACCCAGTGGCCGCCATCGATCAGTTCATAGCCAAGCACCTGCCGGCTGAGTTCCAGCTTGCCGGGTATCACTGGCAGCTGTCCAACTCAGCAGGCGCGCCGGGTAACGAGGGCACGCTCAAGGCGCACGTTTACTGGTGTCTGACTGAGCCGCGCACCGATGCCGAGATCAACGCATGGGCGTTCGGTACAGGCGTTGCCGAGCACGTCGATATCACGCTGTTCCGCCGCGTGCAGGTTCACTACACCGCAGCACCCATGGCCGATGCCGGTGTCGTCATCCCTGTGCCTGTCCGCTCTGGCCTGGTGCATGGTCTGGACGGTGACGAGGTGCGACTGGTGCTCACCCAGGGCATGATCGATGCTGCAGCCAGTGCGCAGAGTGCCGATGCTGGCGAGCCGGGCGACTTCGCCGACCCAGGCCTCAAGCCGGGACTGGTCGGTGCGTTCAACCGAACCTACCCGACGATCGACGATCTGCTGGTGCAGCCGTGGTTCGAGGGCGTGTTCGAGCGTGACGGTGCCAGTTCACGTCGCATGACATGGCTGCAGGGTGGCGGGACGCGCGGCGGTGCCTGGGTGCGCCAGGGTGTGGACGGCGGCGAGAAGGTGGGTAACTCACACGCTACAGCGCCAGCAGGGGCACGACTGCTCAACTTCTATGATCTGGTGCGCCTGCACCGGTTCGGACATCTGGACACCGAGGCACGCGCGGCCATGAGTGATGTGGAGCGGGACATGCTCGAGGCCGGTGGCGTACGCGACCTGCCCAGCAGCAAGGCCATGGTCGCCTTCTGCAAGACGCTGCCCGAGGTCGTGGCTGAAAAAAAGCAGGCCGACGCCGTTGATGCTGCGGTGAAATCTGCCGCCCCGGCTGCTCCTGCGGGAATCCCGGAAAAGCGCGGCAAGGAGTGGCACGATCGCATGATCAAGGCTGTGCATGGCGCGCTTGAGCACGTCGGCTTGAGCCGGGCCGAGGTCGAGGCGGTGATGGTGCCGAAGAACCTGGATGCGGCCTGGTTGGGTTGTTTCTTTCACCCAGGCCAGGGGAAGCTGTTTTTGCTCAACAGAGCGGGTGAACTGATACAGCACGTCAATGCAGACTGGAAGCGGGCGACGATCGAGGCCTTCGATGACTTCCTCGATTTCGACGCAGTGGGCATCGTGGCCCGACGTCTGGCCGGCGGCGATGATTCGAGCGAGGCAGACAGGCAAAAGGCCCGGAAGGCGATCTCGGACGCGGCATGGTCCGCCTTCTTCGCGAAGGTGAAAGACTACCGGCAGCGCGTGATGCTGGACTACCGCACAGACATGTTCGCCAGCAAGGCCAGCATCGCCCTGACAGAGCAGACGGCTGCCGTGACCTACGCCCACAAGCCCTTCAAGGTGCGCGGCACCCCTGTGCCGGTTGGCGTGTCCGAGCGGGTGCTGGCCGAGTACCGTGAACACTTCCCGCAGCTGGATGAGACCCTGGACCTGCTGCTGCATGCACGCTTCGCCACAGACCGGCGTAAGGCGTTCCTGTGGCTCAAGTGCGTCTCTTCATGGGGCAAGGGCTTTTTGCTGGATGGTGTCCTGGGCGATGACGGTCTGCGCATCGTGGCGGCCATCAGCACCAAGGAGATCGAGGCCGCCTTCGAGGGCAAGCCTGTTGGGATTGACGCCAGCGTGATGGTCGGTGCATGGGTGATGTGGGTGGACGAGCTCAAGTCGGTTAAGTCTGAGCTCAAGCAGCTGAACAACAGCATCATGGCAAGCCCGAAGAACCAACTCCGGTTCAAGGCCGATTTGTTCACGAAGATGTTCACGAGTGCCGAGGGTGTCGAGAGTCTCGGGTCATCATCAGGCGTCGAGGCCCAGTTCGCCGAGCGGTTCTCCCACTACACGGTGGACACCGGCAGGCTGGAAGAGCGAGAGGTTTTTAACGAGGTGGGCAAGCTCACCTACAGGCGCGCAGTGACCGAGTACGCCGCAGCCCGGCTGAATGCAGGCGTGGCCGCGATGGTTGCGCTTGGCCGGGATGGCTCCGCCAACGTAGCCGACAAATGGCTTGATGCGTGGCACGAAACGACAGGCATCCACCACGAGTTTGGCCTGCTGGAGAACAGTGTTGAGGGCATCGCAGGGGAGATAGCGGGCATGGTCCGCGACTGGGCCAGCCGCATGATCAATGAGGTGGCCGGCACCGGATACCTGGACAAGACACCAAGCGGCGTGGCCTCGCTTCTGGCAATGCACACCCGTGTCGTGGCCGGGTCGACCCGGAAATGGCGGCCAGAGGAGACTCTGATTGTCCTGCGCAACCCCGTTGCCCTGGTCAAGGCCTGGATTCATGCATACCGAGACCCGAGCGAGCGCATCCTGCTGTCCTACAAAGCCAGGCAGATCGCAGACAAGATGGGGCTTGGCAAGTGTTCAAACAAGATGAGGTATTACGACGATGCGGGAACGGAGACAGAAGGCAAGTTCGTTTTGATCTCAATGCAGACCGCAGAGGAGAGAAAAGCATGGAAGGAGAGGATGGGCGAGAACACAAACATCATCAAGTTCCCGGAGAAAACCCCTAATTAATTGCAATTTAATGGGGTTTTCCTGTGTGCTGGGCCGGTAGCGATACCGGCCTCTTTTTTGGTGGTTGTGTGAGTGGCAGGATTTTTTTGGGTGGCTGCGGTGGCTGGGGTGCGTGACTGAGTAATTACCGATTAATTAATGGATTATTTCCGCCACCGTGCCACTCTGTGTCACCTGTCTGCCACAAAAAATCGAATCGTTGGGATGCCGCACAAACGCTGTTTTTGTAATTATCTGCCACTCTGCCACCTCTCTTTCTCTTTAGGAGGAAAAGAAGGGTAGTAATAGCTAGAGAATAAATAAATATAGGATTATCAGAGCACGCGAGAAGCTGCTAGCCGGCAAGTAAGGAGAAAGTCGGGTGGCGGGTGGCAGGGTGTTTTGGTAATTGCTGGAATATTGCAATTAATTGGGGGTTTTTCTCTTCTTCGCCCGGCAGAGAGAAATGGGCGCGCCACGATCTGCGGACAACACCGACGCGCACCGACCCCGGCGACTTTTGCCCAGGATGAACGGATGCTGCTTAAAAAATAGGCAGATCGATGAGAGTTGCTTAAAAAGTAGGCAGTCTGGTATAAGCCGCGCATCGCAACGCACGAGAGGGTCGAGATCATGGATGGCGCGCAGGACACACCGCACCGGCTGCCGAATGGGAGGTTTCCGCCGGGTAATGGCAAGACGACCAACATGCCGCGAACTGGCAAGAAGGGCGAGCGGTTGACGACCAACAACGCCAGCGCGGCAGAGATTGCCGAGATGATCGGGATTGACCGGACGATCGAGGTGCGGCCGGAGGATGTGCTGGTGGAGAGCGCCCCGATGAAGGTCGCCCTGGCGCATCTCGATAACGTCGGCATGGAGAAGCTGTGCGAGGCAGTGGCGAGCGGATTGACGCATCCCGAGGTTAGTAGGATGTTTGGTGTTTCGACGCATCAACTCTACAGATGGCTTGACCTAGATCCCGGACGTATGCGCGGGTTCTCACTAGCAGCGAAGGCCAGTGGAGATGCCTGGATGGACCGAGGCCTGCAACGTGTCGAAGAGGCCGAGGATGCGCTGTCCATGGCCAAGGCCAGGGAGATCGTGCAGCACTGCCGCAAGATGGCAGCCATCCGCGACAGTAAGTACAGCGACCGAATGCAGGTCGAGGCGACCATCGAGGTCAAGGATGATCCTGACAGCATCACCGCCAGGCTCGGTGCGCTGCTCGCCCTGGCCAAGCAACCAGACCCTGATCCAGACCCTGATCCCGCCTAATACCCGTCACCATCCCGTCATACCATGCGCCAGCCCTAGCAAACACTAGGCATGATGGTGCCTATCCTCGGCATCTCAGCTATTTTGATGCGTTGATTTGCAGCACATGCCTAGCAAGGCGTGTGCATCTCGATGGTAATAGGGTGATGAGGTCGCCCAGCGTTGCGTGCGCTCTAGCCCTATCAGAGGCCCACCATGGTGCCTTCATGGTCAGATCGAGACCCCCCACCACCCCAGGGGGGCCACCCGGCGCAGCCGCCGCCCTCCGCGTGAGGGGCACCACAATACGCAGAAAACTCCCCAAGACCTTTTACAAGCAGCGATAGTAACTAGAGTGATGCACCAGTGCGCGCACCAGTGCAACTTGAAAACGCACCAGTGCAACCGGCTGAAAAACAGAACCCCAAAAAATGGCGGGACATGTTCCCCGAGAAATACAAGCGTGGTTGGTTGATGCAAACGATCGCTTGCACTAACCGTAGAAAATGGCGTAAATGCGAGGATTATTTTCTGTTAAGTGAGCTACCCAATGGCATACGTCACCCTGGCCGAGACGCTGGTTGAGGTCCAGAAGCGCGACCTGTCGAAGTTGACAGCAGCGCAACGCAAGGAATTGACGGAGCTATTGGAGGCCCAGAAGAGGTACGAGGACGAGAACAAGCTGTTGCTCTACAAGCCCTACCAGAAGCAGGTCGATTTTCACAATGCGGGGGCTACGCATCGTGAAAGACTGCTTATGGCGGCTAACCAGTGCCTAAGTCCTTGGACGTTTATTGAAACACCGGAAGGCGAGCGCCGGATCGGAGAATATCTTTCCGCCGAAACTGGCGATGTTCTGGCCCTGGTTGATGGGCAAGAACGTGTTGCTCAATTTTCAAACGCAATTCTGAAGGGCATTGAGCCAGCGTTTCGTGTGCTTCTGGACACTGGTCGATTTTTTGACTGCACCCGTAGGCACCGGGTGTTGACGACCGAGGGGTGGATTGAGGTCGACCAGTTAGTGTCGCCCGAAGATGGTCTGCATTTGACGCAAACAGTCGAAGATTATCAGGCCAGTTATGCATGGGGTGGTCATCGACATGATCAACAACCTCACCTGGCAGAAGGTAGCGGCCAAGCACAACCTCCAGCACCAGGCGATGCTCCGCGAGGTAGGCTCCATTTCTCACATAGGGATGCAGAGGCGCGAACACCAGAACGTATCCGTGCTTGTCTAGCGTCCGGCCCCCTGCCCATTGCTGAGTGTGACCCAAGCCACCTCGCGGCCCTGTACGAGCAGTTTGCAGGCCCAGCCGAGACGATGTCCGTTCTACACACGAGTGAGAGCATCCAAACCGTTCAGCGGCTTGTTCGTGAGTCAGGCCTTCAACTTCGATCGCGTGGCGAAGGGCATCATCATTCAGAATCTTCAGAGCAGTGTGCCGCCAGTCTGCTGGCGGTGCTATCTCCCGGCGTTGCAGATACGCCTGAACGGATACCGTTGTCAGGCCGAACTGCGCCGCGATGTCTTTCCGTTGGATCCCTTGGCGAGCGAGGGCTACGATCTCTTCATGGTACTGAGCACATCCAGATATTTTTCCCATTTGGGTGCAAGCGGTTGGTTGGAGGTGCAAGCATTGTAGCAGTTGTACCAATTGGTTACCAGCCAATACTGGACGTACAGGTGGTAGACATTCACAACTACAAGGCTGCGGGTGTCTATCACCACAACTCAGGCAAGAGCTATTCCGCTGCGGCCGAGGTGGCCATGCACCTGACGGGGATTTACCCGGACTGGTGGGAGGGCAAGCGTTTTGCCAAGGCCGTGCGTGGTCTGGCTGCTGGGGTGACGAGCCAGTTGGTGCGGGACTCGATGCAGGTGCTGCTGTTTGGATACCCGGCACTGGAGTTGGGCCACGGCATGGTCCCGAAGAAGACCATCGTCGGGGAGCCAACGATGGCCAGGAGTGTGCAGGGAGCTTACGACACGATAAAGGTGAAGCATGTCAGTGGCGGAGAGAGCAGTCTGTACTTGCGAAGTTACGACGCCGGCCGGGAGCGTGTGCAGGCGTTGACGCTAGATTTTTGCTGGCTCGATGAAGAGCCGGACCAAACGTATTTCAGCGAGGTACTGACGCGAACCAACGTGGCCTTCGGGCCTGTGTTTATGACGTTTACGCCACTCAAGGGGATGAGCGACACCGTCGCCCGGTTTATGCTTGAGGGCCACGGGAACGTCACCAACATGACGATCCATGATGTTGACCACTACACGGCCGAGCAGAAGGAGGCGATCATCGCGCAGTACCCAGCCCATGAGAGGGACGCCCGGATCAACGGCATCCCGACGATGGGCAGTGGCAAGGTGTTCCCGATCGCCGAGAGCGACATCGCCGTTCCTGCGTTTCCGATACCAGACCACTGGCCCAGGCTGTGCGGGATGGACTTCGGTTGGACGCACCCCACAGCGGCTGTGTGGTATGCCCACGACAGGGACACGGACACGGTGTACGTCTACGACACGTACCGAGCCAGTGAGACGACCATCCCCGTGGTGTCATCAGCCATCAAGGCTCGGGGGGATTGGATACCAGTGGCATGGCCGCATGACGGGCACGCGGTCAAGGATGCCAACACGGGAGAGCAACTGGCCCAGCAGTACAAGAACCAGGGCGTCAACATGAGGCACACCCACGCACAGTTTCCAGAGACAGGCCAGGAGGGCGAGCGGAAGATGTCGCGGATGTCGACGGAGGCCGGCGTCCAGGAGATGTTGACCAGGATGGAGAGCGGTAGGTTCAAGGTGTTTGACCACCTGAATTTATTTTTCGAGGAGCTGCGCCTCTATCATCGAAAGGACGGCTTGTTAGTGAAAGTGCGAGACGACTTGATGTCCGCGTCGCGGATTGGAATCTACGACCTCCGGTTCGCGGTGACGAAGCCGTCACCCACGTCAATGATCGATCACAACCGGCGCAGCGACCCATTCATCTGACATGCCTTAGCCTGCAAGCATCCGCTTGACAGTACCAAGTTGTAGGGTATTTTCTCACCAACTTTGATGGGGGGTGGTGACAATGGCGACAAGAGAGCGATATCCGACAGGTGAGGACGGTGTTGTCGGCGAGGAGTTGCGGCCGTTGCTCAACGCGGACGGTGATGTCGTTGGTGTGGTGTCTCCATCAGGCCGCATTGCGCCCATCCCGCTGGTCACCACCGACGCCAACGGCAACACGGTGCTGCTGGGGCCGGATGGGCAGTACCTGATCTACGCTGGGAAAGTCAAAAAAAGCAACCTGCTGACAAGAAGTATAACCGGGCGGTTTGCGGCAGCCTCACTTGCAGGCTCGAATCACACCACTAGCCTGGAATTTGTCCTTGCAGCTCAATATGATCGAGTGCGAATCCTACTGCCAAACATGCACACTGCGGCAATAGACAACGTAAAGGTGGCATTCGCGCCAACGGCCACGCAACACGGTGCTACACAAACCGCAGGCGGTTCAGCGGCAAACTCCCTAGTCACTCCATCTGGCGGCGTCGGAACGTGGGTAGATGCCACTTTCTCAGGTGGCGCAACGGGATCGCTGACCGCATCAGACGGGACAACGCCAACTTTCACCGCGACAGACTGGATGGATGTGCAATCGCTTGCAAGATCAGACGGCGGCGCTGGATCACTTGCCCTTGTAAGAATCGAAATACCAAGCGCATCCGGGTATCGCACATCACCGTTCGCTGGCGACAACCTTTCTCAATGGGCGAATACGGCCAGTGTTGGAGATCGCACCTATCGGGCGGTAAAGCAGGCGGTACTCGGCGTGACAACCAAGGCGCTATGCACTTCATACGGATGGGACGGATACCATCAAGCAGCCGTTATCCAGTACGAAAGCCGGGTTAAGGGTGTAACAGTCGCTACTTTCGGCGATTCGATTACTGACGGCGGGTATTCAGGACTCACGCCGTATTGCTATACATGGGGGCACCAAGCAAGCGAATCGGTATCTAGTAGCACATTCCCGGTAGAATTCTGCAATGCAGGATGGCCCACTAAAGACTCGAACGAGTTCTACGATATGGCAACCCTAATCATGCCGCTGGTTAAGCCTGGAATTGTATTCTGGGCAGCATTCACCCCAAATCTGACGCTCGACGCGAATGGGATAAGAGACATGCGTAGATATACGTCACGCATGAAAGCCCTGGCGCAAGACTACGACACCGTCCTAGTGATGTGGACAGGTATTCCAAGCACCTACGGCCTAGCACAGGGCAAAGACTGGAGCGCTGGAGCTGACGCCATGCGGGTAGCCTACAACACCGAAATCATGGCTTGTGGTGATGCGGTTTGCGACATGGCATCAGTAATGACCGGAGGGTTCAATGCTACAAATACAGCTCAGTACGACATCATCAGCGGCGCATCTACTGACGGCTTGCACCCAAACACTGCCGGAGTTGAGATCATGGCAGGCAAGGCTGCTGAGACAATGAATTGGCTTGGTATCCACTCCTAGCAGATGCTGACATAACCCAACACCAACCCGCTCCGGCGGGTTTTTTCATCCCCCAGCAGGCTATGCCTGCAAGCATCGGCTTGACAGTACAAAGTTGTAGGGTATTTTGTCGGTAAGATAGCCATTATCAGGGCCACCCATGCAGCTTCCCACCGTCGAAACTCCCCCGAGTGACCCATTTGCCGCAGTAACTGCTGCGGTGGATGACCTGTCCACTCGCGAGGCTGCCGGCGGCATGACCCTGGCGCAGCTTGAAAACATCCTGTCTGACATCCGGCATCAGCCGAAATGGCGCGACGAGGCATCGAAGTGCGCCGACTACTACGCGGGCAACCAGATCACCTCCGAGCGTCTTGAGCGGATGAACAAGCTGGGTATCCCGCCCCTGGTCACCAACCTGATACGCCCCACGATCGACACGGTTCTTGGCATGGAAGCCAGGACTCGCACGGACTGGCGCGTGATCGAGGAGACAGACGCGGCTCCGGTGCCTGAAGTGCTGATGAAGGCGCTGAACGCGAAGCTGAACGAGGCCGAGCGTGAGACGCGCGCCGACCGTGCCATCAGTGATGCATACGCCGGCCAGGTGAAGGCCGGTCTGCACTGGGTTGAAGTGTCTCGAGCCGTGGACGCGCTGGACTACCCCTACCGGGTGCAGGACGTGTCGCGGGACGAGATTCACTGGGACTGGCGCGCCAAGCGTGCCGACCTGTCTGATGCCCGCTGGTTGACGCGCAAGCGACGATTTGACCTTGACGAGTTGACGGCCATGCTGCCCGAGCACGCTGACCTGATCGATCAGGCGGTGACGGCCGGGTTCAGGACATGGCAGTGGGACACCAAGGACCAGTACAACCCGGACCTGGCTTACGCGGCTGAGGTTGAGCGGGTCACGAACATGGACGAGAACGACTGGCGTGACGCCGAGCGAAAGCGGGCTACGCTGTTCGAGGTGTGGTATCGGATGTGGAAGCGCGGCGACGTGCTCGATCTGCCGAACGGCATGGTCATCCCGTTTGACGAGAACGACCCGAAGCAAGCCGCAGCCGTGATGGGCGGCATGGTGCGCCCCCGCAAGGCCGTGTTCAGCACGATCCGGGTGGCGTTTTACCTCGGCCCCCACCGTTTATACGATGTCCCGACACCCTATAAGCATCGCTGGTTCCCGTATGTGCCCTTCTGGGGCTTCCGCGAGGACAAGAGCGGTGTCCCGTTTGGCCTGATTCGCGGCATGATCTCGCCGCAGGACGTGGTCAACTCGGCCGATGCGCGGATGCACTGGATGCTCAACGCCCGTCGCCTGATCGCCCACAGCAATGCCGTTGACACCCGTTTGAACTCATGGCGTCAGGTGCAGGATGAACTGGCTCGCCCGGACTCCGTTGTGCTGCTTGACCCGAACAGTCCGAACGCGCTGTTCAAGGTGGAGCAGGACTTCGAACTGACCGCCCAGCAGTACCAGCGCCGGCAGCAAGCCGCCGCAGATATCGAGAACGCGGGTGGTGTGTTCAAGTCGATGATGGGCAAGGACAGCGGACAGAGCGGCATCGCGATCAACGCGCTGGTCGAGCAAGGGTCCATCACCCTGGCCGAGATCAACGACAACTATCGCTTCGCCCGTCGCCAGGTGGGTGACATGCTGTTCAGCCTGGTGCGGGAAGACATGGCCGGGGTTGAGACCCAGGTCGCTGTGCAGCCCCAGGGCGCTCGGGAGAAGCAGATCATCGTGCTGAACCAACGCATGCCCGACGGCAGCGTGGCGAACAACACCACATCCGCGAACATCAAGGTCGTGCTGGAAGACGTTCCGTCCACGCCGGCCTTCCGCGCCCAGCAGTTGCAGGTACTCAGCGAGGTCGTCAAGTCACTGCCAGAGATGATGCAGATGATGACGGTTGACGTGCTGATTGGTCTTACCGACGTGCCCGAGAAGGCCTTGTTGATCGAGCGCCTACGCAAGGCCGCGAACATTCAGGACTTGCCGCCTGAGCAGGAAGCAGCCGCGATGCAGCAACAGCAGCAGATACAGGCCGAGGCTTTGCGCCTGCAGGCCGAGGCTGCGATGGCGAACATCGAAGAGAGCAAAGCGAAGGCAGCCAAGACCGTTGC